TGATCGTTGATAAAACCACTATGAAAATTGTCGGAATCATGTCCGCTGCAACAACAGACACTCTGTGGTTCAATGCACTGACACAAGAGAGCTTGACTCATTATGGTGTATGCCATAATTTGAGCCAGGTTTTGGTTGAAAAACAAAGTAGAATGGTTCAAGTTCCAGCAAACATGGAAAAGTATGTAGTTTCACCACCAACGAGAATTTACCACAGCACGAAGACATTGTTTGAAGAATCGCCTATCCATGGACAAGTTGTTCAGAGCCATCGGAAACCAGCTTTCATCGAGGTTGAGAAGGATAGGGGCACAAAATCTTGCGAGAGAGCTATTGAGAAATACCAACCACATGCTGATTTTGATTTCGATTTGAGCGACGTTTATGATGATGTTTGTGAACAATTAGCAAATGGAACAAGTGACCTGCCTTTTGTTGATGTTCGATCGTTTGCTGAGGCTGTTCAAGGTATAGAGGGCAAGGTCAAGTCTATCGACCTAACAACTAGCCCAGGGTACCCATTTTGTACAACAAAGGGACTCAAAACCAAGAAAGACTTGTTCAGTTTTGATGATAAGGGGAGTATCACTGCTGTCCATGAAACATTGGTGGATATGATGACGAAGGAGAGAGTCATGATGGAACGGGGTCAAAAGGTTCCAACTATTTACCAGATATCTCATAAAGCGGAATTGCTGGCTGATCCAAATAAAGTTCGAATGATACAAGGGAGCCCGGTGTCTCTCAGCCTGCATATGAGGCAGTACTTTATGGATTTCAACTACATGTTTCAATTTGATCGAATGAGACTTGAACACGCTGTTGGCATGAATGTCTATGGATTGGAATGGGATACTATGGCCCGAAAACTCCTTTCAAATGGATCGAGTTTGCTAGTTGGTGACTACTCTAAATTTGGTCCCCGCTTGTATTCAAAATTTGTTGAGAAGGCGTATGAATTTATGATTGAATGGTATGCGCGGAAAGGAGCTAGTGCTTCAAGTAATAAAATAAGAGCTTCCTTGGCCAAGAGAGTTTTGGGCTGTTTGAATATGGCTTACGATCAGGTTTTCAAAGTTGAGTGTGGTAGTCCGTCTGGTGCTATCAACACAGTCATCATCAACTCTATCTGCAATATGCTGTACTTCCGGACGGCATATAAAGGCATAATGAGCCGGAAAAGACCCGAGTTAGCGGGTATGCATCATTACCACGATAATGTTCAGCTTTTTGTTGTTGGTGATGATGTTATTGCAAGTGTTTCTGACAAGATTATTGAACACTTTAACAACCAAACGATTCACGAATTCTTTGCGGGATATGATATCAATTACACCGATGTCATCAAAGATGGTGAGATCAGAAAATGGTGCTCAATCCATGAGGCGACGTTTTTAAAAGAGGGCTTTAAGCTCTTTACGGAAACTTCGGTTCCTGGAGGAGTGTGGATTTGTCAACCAAGTGAGCAGGGTGTGAAAGACATCACCAATTGGATTCGCAAACCTAAAGGCATCTTGAATAAAGATGCTAAAACACATGAAGAAAGAAAAGCCACGATTGTAAATTGTGAGACATCGCTGAGAATGTCGTGGTTTTTCGGAAGAGCTTACTTCAATGAGTACCGGAAGGAGCTAAGTCGTGTCATCAAGGAAAATTTTGGTGACGAATACAGAATGACCATTTATACGTTCGATGGTTTACAAATGGAACTCGGCATTCCGCTTGGCAGAAAGAACGAGCCTATCAGTTTTGATATAATAGCTGGTAGGATGAACACATTACCATCCTAATTTGTGTTCATGCGATGAGGTTGACAGCAGCTGTAATATATGTGCGGGCTAACTAATCTATGATAAGGTGATGCCACGAGCAAATTACTTAAGACTATCCGACCAAGTATTTAATCAATATTTTAT